AAATTGCGGATTTACGTTTGACTCTCAATTGAAAAATTTTTGTCAAAGATATTGGTGTAAATGAGATGGTGTATATAAATATTTTGAAGCAGTTGATAGATAGAAGAACATGAAAATAGATTGGAGTAAAGAATGATAGCAGCAACTGAATCATTTAAAGTCTTAGCAAATTTTGCAGAAAGATTACAAAAAGCATTGTACCGTTCTTTAGAAACCAAAGAAGAGATCCGGATCATCAAAAAAGGTAGACGCATCACCGCTGTCTACTATGTGGATGGCAAATGCGTGAGACATGCAAATGCTAAGTGTTCAGAAGAGGATGTATTCAAGTTCGAATATGGCTCAAAACTGGCTTTTAAACGAATGTGGGGTGATCCTGATGCCTAGAATTTATAAACGCTTCAAGCCTCATGGTAGTACATATGTACGTAAGACAGCATACAAGCATGGACGTGAAGTTGTTAAACCGATTGATGTTGAAGATTTTGAAGAGATGGTTCGTATCTGTCTGGTTCATCGAGACAAATACAAACCTACTTCTAAACAGTATTTCAAGTGGTACAGAAATTACATCATACTCATCATTGGAGTTAATACAGGATGCAGAATCAACACAATATTAGAATCTACACCACGCGATTTCGCTGGTGGTCGAGTTACTGTAACTGAACATAAAACCGGTAAGCGCCAGCAATATAAATTATCTGATGATATCTACAAAGTTCTTAAGAAGTACATAGATACCTATAACTTCACAATGAATGAATTTATGTTTCCAAAGGATAGAGCGAATCGTGATGCGATTGATAGAAGTACTGCATGGAGATTTATCAAGAAGCTAGCAGATGAAGCAAAGATAGAATATCCGATTGCATGCCACTCACTTAGAAAATCATATGGTAGATGGATATGGGACCAAACACATGATCTTCTCCTGGTGCAGCAATTGCTACAGCATTCATCCGCAGAAGAAACGCAACGATACATATGCCTAGAACCACATGACGTAGAAAAGGTAAGAGGTGAAATTAACCACTTACCAAATTATGATTAGGAGATCAATTATGATAGGTACAGGTTTAAAAGAACGAGGTCAATATAATAGAGAAGATTGTAAAAGATTAGATTATGTAACTATTGAAAAAGTAATAGTTGTACATGTGTTAAGAGGGGAAGGAACAGAAGACGATTTATCTCGTTTGGTAAAAAAATACTTTGATTCAGAAGGAAATTTCCTTTTCGAATATGATCCTTGTTATGAAGGAGAATCTATTATAATGCCTTCGCTTTCTTCTCATCAGAGATAGTAATAACTTCATCAAATAGAATTTCTACATCATGACGATTGATATACCATTCCTTAATTAGATGCTCGATTAGTTTAAGTAGCTTCTCTGCTTCTCCGGAATCGATATCGACAATGACATTGATATCTTTTTCCATGTGAGCACCTATATTTCCTATGGTACGTATTCCGTCAATTGCTTTCCAAAGTGATGGTGAAACCTTTGATTTCAATAATGTTATTTCCGCATTCAGATTCTTTTCTTTAATGTCCCAAAAGTCATGGATCATTCCTTGCAAACATCTTCGCGATAGTGTTGCAGAGGCTTTAGGGCTTAAAGAAACTATAGAGTAGGCTTCTTCATAATCTTTGCGAATTTGCTCCGGTATATATTTTGGAAAATGTTTAGCTAGGGTTGTTGGGTGAATCACTGTTTCAAATGGTTCAAAACATGCTCCATAAGATTTTATATTTAAAACGTATGAAGAACAACTAGGGCATTTTAAGTATTGTATATCAATACCGCTGCGTTTATATTCATCGCCTATCTCTCTGAGTGGATACTCAATTCCATCAAATGATAATAGATGATGTTTGAAGCATGCATCTGTAGAAGTTGGGATGCTGTCACCACAAAATGGGCACAATAGAGACTTAATTTTTCTGAAATCTGACATTGGATAACCTCTTGAATGCAACTATTAAAATTATGTTGCATTAATTAAATGATACGTCACAGATAAATATTAGTAAATATACATAAATAAAGCATTATTTGAAGTTTCAAAGAAATAATAATAAACGCAACATAAGTATGATTCTGTTGCGTACTTAGAAAAGAAAAAAGGAGAAAAAATGAGATCTATTCAGGTACAAAATAAACAAATTATTTACATGACACCAACAATTGAAAGAGTGTTTATTAAAGAAAGAGCGATGGCATATGAATACAGCAATTATCACGAAGTCTATGCAAGTATAAAAGGAGAAGATAGATTCCTAGGAAGATATAAAAATAGAGAAGATGCTATAGCTGCTATGGAAGAAGTTGCTCATAGTGATTTCTGCAGTGGTGGTATGTTCACGATGCCGGAGGATAAAAGATGATGATTGCTATTCTAGCATTTGGGTGCGGTATGTTCTTTGGTGTCTTTATGATGATAGCGGTTCGTGTTGCAGGAGCAGATGATAATGACTAAGAAAGAAGAAATTGAGCTAGCCATTCTATACAGAAAAAGAAATGATTTAAAAAAAGAAATCGCAAGAGTTAAGGATAAACACAAAAGAAATGAATATGCAGAAGTGAATACTTATCAACTATTTGTGTTAGAAGATCGCTTACGTTGGATAGAGAAGAAAATAAGTAGAAGGGTGAAGCATGATTAATAATGAAAAGATTAAGTACATTGACGGAAAGTTGAAGGGCATAAAGTTTTCTGCAAATAGAGTAGTAGATATTTGGGATAGACTTGAAGAAATTAATGCCGAACTCAATGGAGCGATAAAATCACCGACAATTAGGTCGGAGGATGAAGCAAAGTATCAAAGAGGGACACATATTTACAGATGTAATCTTATTGAATTGATGAATGAGGAAGAACAACTCTCTAAGCAATATCAGATGTATGAAACAGAATTAAATGACATACAATTTTTTCTTAGAAAATTATCCGATAAAGAAATAGAAATCTTGTATCAGCGATATGAATGTGGAAGGTCATTTGAAACGATAGGATATATTCTTGGATATGATCATTCGGTTGTTCAGAGAAAAATAAAAAATATATTACGCAAATACTAACTTTGCACAATTGTGCTTTAAAAAATGTGTTACTATGCGCGTAGGTGGAAAAGGGCACACATTATTGGGGATGTGTGCTTTTTGTATGGGAAGCCATTAGGTGAATATTTAACTTGACATGAAGTTTTCATTATCAATCCTCCTTTTCTCTATATCAAATTAATGACTTCCCTTTCGCCTGCACCGAGGAAATGTATGGCGAAGGAATTTAGTAAAGCTTTTTATAAATCAAGAACATGGCAGAAGGTACGACAGTTTATTTGGAAAAGAGACAATGGTCTATGCCGAGACTGTTTGAAAAAAGGTTTGATAACACCAGGTAAAGAAGTGCATCACGTTGTAGAACTAACTGAAGACAACATTATGGATGCATCAATTTCACTTGGTGAAGATAACCTAATAACATTATGCAAGAGTTGCCATGAAGCTAGGCACAATGCGTCTGTTAGATCTAGACGATACAGTGTCAAAGCTGATGGCTCTGTTGAAATACTCCCCCCCTATGCTGTGCAAAAATAGAGGGGTATGAAGACCGAGGAGATGACTTTAAAATTTGGCTCCCACGTGTACATGACCCCCTCTTAATTCGGAATGATTCAGATGGAAAGGAGACAAAATGGCAAGAAAGAAAAAGATTACCGAAAAATCAGAAATTGAAAGATTGAATAAAATATATGAGTCGCTGCCGCAAAACCAATTCGCGGTCGTGCAAGGCTTGATCGTTGAAGCTGCTCGGCTGAGAGTTCGGCTATCTGAACTTTGGGAAGATATTCAAGAAAATGGCGAAACAGAGCCATTTTGTCAGGGGAAAGATGCTGAACCGTATGAAAGAGAAAGACCTGCATCAAGGATATATACAGCGACGAACAAGAGTTATCAGGCGATCATAAAACAGCTCAATGATCTATGCCCACCGGACCAAGTCAAAGATGAATTAGACGAGTTTATCAAGGCTGCAAATGAATAACTTTATCTTTGAATATTGGCAAGGGATATGCGACGGAAGTATCCTCGTTGGCAGCTGGATAAGGCTGCTTTATGGGCTGATTATAGAGAGAATTGAGGACGGAACATATACTTTTAGCCAGAAAAAAGCCAACAATGCGATACGATTCATCGAAAAATATTGTCGGCACAACAAAGGAAAACTTGCACCCGGATTCCTGAAGCTTGACCTTTGGCAAAAAGCATTCATTTCTGTTTTGTATGGAATTTTAGATCGTGATGGGTATCGTCAATTTCGTGAAGTAATACTTGTTATTGGACGAAAACAAGGGAAAACATTACTTGCAGCCGCTATTATTGCGTACGAAGCGTATGCAGATGGAGAGTTCGGAAGTGAAATCTATTGCGTCGCGCCAAAGTTAGACCAGAGTGATTTGGTCTATTCTGCTTTTAAATTTACAGTTGATAAAACTCCGGTTTTTAGCAATATGACTTATCCGAGAAAATCGGACCTATATATAGAACGCTCGAACACTTCTATTAAAAAGATTGCATTCAATGAGAAGAAAGCGGATGGATATAATCCTATGCTTACAGTAATGGATGAGATGTCATCATGGCCAGCAAATAGAGGCTCTAAACAGTACGAAGTAATGGTATCTGGCACAGGTTCTAGAAATGAACCTATCACGCTATCAATTTCAAGTTCGGGATATGTCAATGATGGACCATATGATGAGTTAATCAAGCGTGGAACGAGTTTCCTTCTTGGAAATTCACGTGAAAAGAGATTGCTCCCTGTTCTGTATATGATTGATGATATAGAAAAATGGAATGATATTAACGAATTAAGAAAGAGTCTTCCTAGTCTTGGTGTTTCTGTATCGGTACAATTTATCTTAGATCAAATTGATGTGGCAATGGAATCGTTGACGAAGAAGGCAGAGTTTATAACGAAGTATTGTAATATTAAACAGAACTCGTCACAAGCTTGGCTATCTACAGAAACAATCGATAAGACAATATGCGAAGAATTGAAGTTAGAAGATTTTAGAGGATGCTATTGTGTTGGTGGAATAGACTTATCACAAACAACTGATTTAACAGCATGTAATATTGTTATCGAGAAAAATGGAACGCTGCATGTGTTCTCGCAATTTTTCTTACCGTCTGAAAAGATTGATGAAGCTAGTGCAAGGGATGGACTACCATATAGAACATATATTCAACGTGGTCTTTTATCTGAATCTGGTCAGAATTTTATAGATTATACAGATTGTTTTAATTGGTTTAAAAAGCTAATCGAAGAATATCAGATTTATCCACTTAAAGTTGGTTATGATAGATATTCGTCGCAATATTTAGTTAACGAGATGAAACAATATGGATTCCATATGGATGATGTATATCAAGGTGAAAATCTAACACCAGTTATTAGAGAAGTTGAAGGCTTGATGAAAGATGGAACAATCAAGATTGGAAACAATGATCTATTGAAGATACACTTTCTTGATTCTGCGATTAAAGCTAACACTGAAACAAATCGAGTTAAATTAATTAAATTAGAGCAGCGTGCACATATCGATGGCATGGCTGCTTTTTTAGATGCGATGTGCGTGCGGCAAAAATGGAATGAAGAAATTGGCATGCAACTAAAAAATGAATAGGAGGAATAATGGGATTATTTGATATTTTATTTCCAAAAATAAAACAGAAGATTAGGGCTGATGATTATTTTCAAACCTTATCTGCATATACGCCGGTTTTTCGCACATGGAACGGAAAACTCTATGAATCTGAACTAGTCAGAACAGCGATTGATGCACGATCTCGGCACATTGCAAAGTTAAAACCATGTTTCTATGGCGCGGCACAGAGTAAACTTGTAACGAAATTGAAGCAAGTACCTAACACCATTCAAACATGGTATCAATTCATATATCGTCTGAATACGATATTAGATATGCAAAATACAGCATTCATCGTTCCGGAATATAACCATAATCTGGAACGGATCGGTATGATCACATTTTTACCAGAACGCTATGAATTAGTGATGTGTGATGGGATCCCGTGGATCAGATTTATATTTTCAAACGGGTTGACCGCAGCGGAAGAATTGTCAAACATCGGAATATTAACAAAATTCCAGTACAGCAATGATTACTTTGGGGAATCGAACAGTGCTTTAAACGCAACAATGAATTTGATTAACATTCAGAATCAGGGTATCGAAGAAGCAGTGAAGAATGCCAGTACATATCGCTTTATGGCAAATATCACAAATTTTTCAAAGCCTGAAGATTTGGCAAAGGAAAGACAGCGATTTACCGAAGAAAATCTTTCCGGAGATGGCGGCGGATTACTTTTGTTTCCAAATACTTATCAAAATATTAAGCAAATAACACCGAACGCATATAATGCCAGTTCATCGGAACGTGAATTGATACAAAAAAATGTGACATTTTATTACGGTGTGAATGAAAAAATAATGAACAATTCCGCGACCGGCGATGAGCTGGATGCGTTTTTTAATGGCGCGATAGAGCCAGTCGCGATACAGTTATCGGAAGTCATTACGCGCTGGATGTACTCACCGTTTGAGCAGTCAAACGGATCGTATTTTGTAGCGGTCGCAAATCGCCTGCAATATATGTCAATCACGGCGAAAGTGTCTATGTCAAAAGAACTTGGTGATCGCGGTGCAATTATGATTGATGAAATAAGAGAGTTGTTCAACTGGGGACCACTTCCGGACGGTGCCGGACAGCATGCGCCGATCAGAGGAGAATATTATTTTGCGGGTGAAAAATCTGAGGAAGGTGAAAAAAATGAATAAAACAATTTTGGAAAAAATAAACGAAGGAAGACAGATCAGAAGAAATGATATGCATCCGGAGTTCAGGACGATTGATAGCGATGATGATGCGTTGATTGTTGAGGGTCATGCATGCACATTTGATGAACCATATCTGTTGTATGACTGGGACGATTATAAAGTGTATGAGCAAATTGACAGAAATGCATTTGCGGAATGTGATATGTCGGATGTCATCATGCAGTTTGATCATTCCGGCAGAGTATATGCTCGGACAAGAAATAACACACTTGAGGTGAAACCTGATAATGTCGGCTTATTTACAAGGGCTGATTTGAGTAAATCATCTGGAGGTCCCGGATTATATGCAGACATCAAGAATGGTGTAATTGACAGAATGTCGTTTGCATTTACAGTTCTTGAAGATAAGAGAGAAGTAACAGAAGACCATGAAAATGGCATTACTACGGTTCTACGTACCATCACGAAAATTGGAAAACTGTATGATGTATCAGCGGTTTCTATTCCGGCGAATGATGGTACTGATATATCTGCGCGAAATTTTGGCGACGGAGTGATTGCTGAAATTAAAGCGGAGCGACTGAAGGCGCAGGAAAAAGAACACAGAAGAGCAAGACTGAAATTGAAGTTAAAATTGTCGGAAATGGAGGGCTAAAAAATGGATATCGACAAAATGAATTTTGATGATGTTGAAAAGCGTATGTCTGAAATCAAGGAAGAATTGGAAAAGGACGATGCTGACATCGAGGCATTAGAAAAAGAAGTAAATCAATTGGAAGCAAGAAAAAAGCAACTAAAGGAATCTGCTGAAAAGCGCAAGACTCTTATGCAAAAAGTTGCAAGTGGAGAAGGAGAAATCGTGGAAACTCGTACAACGGAAACAAATGGTTTAGAAAAGCGTGCGAATGAACTTATTGAAAACGGTCATATTACTAAGCGTGCGTTATTAAGTACTGGAAAGATTGCGAAACCTACTGCGGTCGGCGGTATCAGTGAACTCGCTGATGTTGCATCGGATATTGTTGATGATGTAAATGCAATCGAACTATCAGGAAATGGAACATGGGAAGTTGGATATCAGAAAACAAATGCAACTGCCGAAGATGTAGTAGATGGAAATGATCTTGGTGGCACAGGTGCTACATTTGATACAGTGAAGATCACACCGTCTGAATGGAGCGTGTTTGATACTGTATCTAAACAGGTCAAGAAGATGACTCCGTTGAACTATCTTAACGCAGTCGAAAATGCAGCGTTATCTGCATTACGTGCAAAGGCATCCGATAAGATTGTGGCGGCTGTCAAAGCATCTGCCTTGGCCGAAAAGCGTACAACCGTTGCATTAGATCAAGACTATTTGCGTAATCTTGTGCTCGGATTTAGAGCAATCAAAAACAAGGGTGGCGTATGCTTGTATATTGCACAAGAAGATCTTTCCGCTCTTGGCAAAGTACGTGGGACAAGTGAAAAGAAAGCAATTTATGAAATCAGCTTTGACCCGAATACGACTTCATCTGGAACGATTCAAGATGGCGGTACGATTACCCGTTTTAGAATCCTTGATCAATTAGAGAAGGGAACGCAGCTTTTTGGTCAACCATTGACAATCGATATGCCAATGTGGGATGACTATACAATCGATACGGATGAATCGGGCGAATTCTTCAAAAAGAATGTTATCGCTGTACGCGGATTGCAGACAGCGAATGCTGATTTGGTTGTATTCCATGGTATGCAGGTAATCACACAAGCATAATCATTAAGGAGCGGCAAACCCGCTCCTTTTAATAGATAAAAGGAGCTAGCGATGGAATTAGGAAAAATAAAATTGAGCCTGCGAATTACTACGGATGCATTTGATGAAGAATTGACCATGCTTGCAGCTGCGGCATATCAAGACTTGCTTGTTGCTGGCGTTTCACCGGAAATTTTGAAAAAAGAACCACTGCCATCAATCATCGAACACGCAATCATCACGTATGTTAGACTAAATTTTGGTCAACCTAATGACTATGAGCGTCTTAAAAAATCGTATGATGAGCAGAAGATGCAATTGGGCATGTCAGCAGACTATACGAAATTTTAGAGGTAGTTATGGATAAATCAGAGGTTCTTTTTTTAATTTCTTCATCGTATATCAAAAACGATAACGGTGTTTTTGAAACTGTGGAAACAAAAAAACAGATATTCTGCTCTGCTGATTCAGCGTCACAAAGTGAGTTCTTCAACGGAGGATTGAACGGTCTGAAACCGCAGAAAAAATTCACATTGTTTAAATATGACTACAACGATGAAGAAGTCGTTGAATTTAAAAATAAAAGATACACCGTATATCGAACGTATGAAAAAGATGATGATATCGAACTGTATACGGAGCTGAGGAAAGGCAATGAGTAAGAATATATTACCAGGAAGTTTGCCATCTGAAATCAACGCGATACTTGATGAATATGGTGATAAGGCAAGCAGGTGCCTTGAAAAAGTAGTTCCTGACGTTGCAAAGGACGCAACGAAAAAATTAAAACACGGCGGCTCATTTAAAAGCAGGACCGGCGAATACAATAGAGGCTGGACAGCAAAAGTCGAAACAGGGCGCACACAAGTAAAATCTGTAGTGCACAATAAGAAAAAGTATCAAATCACTCACTTGTTGGAATTTGGACATGCTAAAGCAGGCGGTGGGCGTGTGGGTGCGTATCCACATATTGCAGATGTCAATGATTGGGCACAGAAAGAAGTGATAAGAAAATTAAAGGAGGAGTTATCACGATGAATTCCGTCGAATTGAAAAAAATGATGGAGAGTATATTAGGCGCAGAAAAATGCGCTTATTATTCGTTCCCCGAGAAAGCTGCTCCTGAATTACCTTATCTTCTGTATTGGTTTCCGTCATCGAATGATGAATATGCTGATGATAAGAATTACACCAAAATCAGAAGTATAAACATTGAATTGTACTCCAAACACAAGGACTTTGAAGTTGAAAACATCGTAGAAGAGAAACTACGAGCAGCGGAAATTCCATATGTGCGAGGCGAGCAGAATCTGGCAAGTGAAGGAATGTATGAAGTATTGTATGAAAGTGAGGTAGTTATTGATGGGTAGAATTAAATACGGAATTAAAAATTTACATATTGCCGAAGTGAAATCGACGGAAGGTAAATATACATATGATACACCAAAAAAAATTACAGGTGCAGTCAGTATCACGTTAGATGCAAGTGGTGAAGAGTCTGAAGAGTATGCGGATGATGTCATTTGGTATAAAGAAGATACGAACAACGGTTACGAAGGGAATCTTGAAGTTGAGATGCTTGATGATGAAATTCTAACTATGATGTTTGGCCATGAAAAAAATACGGACGGTGCAATCTTGGAAAAAGCGACAGATGTAGCGAAAGAATTTGCATTAATGTATGAATTTAAAGTTAGTGGAGATCCAACTATAAAGGGTAAGAGAGTTGCTTTATATAGAGTTAAGTTCTCACGCCCTTCGTTATCGACTTCAACAAAACAGAAGTCCACATCACCTGTGCATGATACGGTCAAAATAACTGTAATGCCACGCGAAACGGACGACTGCATAAAAGCGACAATCACGTCAGATAAAGAGGAAAAATATAAAACGTGGTTTGACAAAGTTTATGAAAAGGCAGACGCGTAATGCGACTGCCTTTTTCAGTGTGCCAGACATGGCATATATCTTGGAGGTTGAAAGGTACCTCTAACCAAGGGATGTAGTCCCTAAGGTTTAGCCGAATTCAAGGGTGTCCATCGTGAGGTGGAATCTGAAGGAAGAACTAGGCAAACTGCTGGCCCGAGGGTCACGAATCTCAATTGAGGCCGGTCATACGGATAAGCGTACTGAACAACGTAAAGTCCAAATAACTACGATAGTATGATTGGTATATGAGGCGGGTAGATGGCAGGAAAGATATATGTCTTACTCTGGGAGGTCTTATCAGTGTCAAAGATGAGGTAGAGAACGCTATGCAGTCGACAGACATAGTAACAACGAATGATAAGAAGTCAGCAGAGGCCATAGTAGTCCGAAAGGATGAAGGGCCGAACAGAACTTAAGTTTTACGAGTTTCAAAATTGTATGACCAATTCCTCGAAACAGTTTGTGCTGTCCCAAGGATGGACTTAAGACTGGGAATGGTCAAGCGAAGGAAAGGAGAAAACAAACTATGACGACGAAACGATTGGAGGAAATCCTAAGTAAGGAGAATCTGGAAAAGGCATGTATTGCCGTAGTTAGAAACAAGGGAGACAGTGGGATTGATGGAATGAAGGTGGATGAGCTCAAAGGATACATATGCGAGCATGGCGAGAGTATCACACAAAAGATACGACAAAGGAAGTATAAGCCGCTAGCAGTCAGAAGAGTACAGATACCAAAACCAGACGGAACCAAAAGAGACCTTGGGATACCTGCGGTAAAAGACAGATGGATACAACAAGCAATCTATCAGGTGCTGAGCCCGGTGTTTGAAGAAGTGTTTTCAGAACACAGTTACGGATTCAGACCAAGAAGAAGTTGCGAGAGTGCGTATCCGGATGTGCATATGGAAACAGTGGAAGACCATACAGAAAAGAAGAAGAGCACTCATGATACTAGGGGCACCAAGATGGCTGGCGGAGGGACTTTCGAACTCACGCAAAGGCTACATGGCAATCGCCAAAGGTGGACTAGGGTCATTAATCAGTGAGAAGATTCTAAAATTAAAAGGTCTGTTATCACTAACAGACCACTACCAAAAAGTGCATAGTTATTAAGTTGTGAACCGCCGTATACCGAACGGTACGTACGGTGGTGTGAGAGGTCGGAAGTTTTAAAACTTCCTCCTACTCGATAACTATTCAGGAGGTGTAAATGGAACGCAATATTTTAATTAATGGAAAAGAAGTGAAGTTCAAAGCGACAGCAAGCACAATCATTCGCTATAGAAATAAATTTCATTCTGATTTGATTGCAGATATGAATACGATTGATAAAGCCATGAAGAAATCCAAGAAGGATATCCCTTCCGGCGTGCTTGAAATTTTTTTGAATCTATCATATACATTGGCGAAACAAGCTGATTCTATGATTGCGGATGATCCGCTTGAATGGCTTGATACATTCGAAATATTTCCAATAGAAGAAGTAATGCCACAGGTTGTTGAACTTTGGGCAGATTCACAAAAATTGAGTGTAGAAGCAAAAAACTCCCAAAGCCGACGGACCGCGAGATCACGTCGGCATTAATACTTTTACGATGTAAACAACTTGGATTAACGCTTGAAGATTTAGATGTTTTGGATCTTGGCGCTGTTATGGATATGGCGGTAGAACAAGCAAACGATGACTATGAATATCCTGTTTTGGCAACACAGGAAGATATGGATAACTTTTAGGAGGAAAAAATGGCAGATAGAATCAAAGGAATCACAATTGAAATAGATGGGAATACCACGAAGTTATCCGAAGCATTGAAAAAGGCAAATTCGACTTTAAAAGATACGCAGTCATCTTTGAAAGATGTCAATCGATTGTTGAAAATAGATCCGGGTAACGTAACCCTGTTGAAACAGAAACAGGACCTTTTAAAAACATCAATCGCGGCAACAAAAGATAAGTTAAAAGAGACGAAAGAAGCGTATGAACAGTTAAAAAAGGCAGACCCATCGGAAGAGAATAAACAGCAGATGCAGGCTCTTGAAAGAGAGATTGCAGATACAACAAACAGTCTTAAATATTTGGAAAAACAGGCCAAGGATTTTGGGTCTGTTTTTAAACAACAGATGCAGGTTGCTGGCGACAAAGTGAAGGATCTTGGATCGGGCATCAAGGATGTTGGTGCAAGCATGTCCAAGAATGTTACAGCACCAATCGTCGGAGTTGGCGCTGCGGCAATAGCGGCGTTTAAAGAAGTTGATGTCGGATTTGATACGGTACGTGCAAAGACCGGAGCAACCGGTCAGAACCTAAAAGAAATGGAAGGAATGGTGACGAACATTGCTTCACAGATTCCTACCAGTTTCGATATTGCTGGCGCAGCGGTCGGAGAAGTCAACACACGGTTCGGATTGACCGGCCAAGCGCTGGAAGATCTATCGACAAAGTTTATTAAATTTGCAAAGATCAATCAACTAGATGTTTCGTCATCTATCGATGAAACACAAAAGGCATTATCGGCATTTGGATTAGGCTCTGAATCTGCCGGCACATTGCTCGATCGATTAAATCTTGTTGGTCAACAGACCGGAGCATCAATGGACGCTTTATTGTCCGGATTGATTCAAAACGGTACAGCGTTCCAAGAAATGGGACTTAACATTGAACAATCCGTATCATTGATGGGGCAACTTGAAACATCAGGTGCAAACTCCGAAACGGTTATGAACGGATTGCGCAAGGCACTAAAAAATGCTGTGCAGGATGGCATACCGTTGAATCAGGCACTGGAAGATCTGCAACAAACGATCTTGGGACAAAAAGAAGGCATTGACGGATTAAAGGCATCCTATGATTTATTCGGCAAATCCGGTGATCAGATATACGGTGCAGTCAAGAATGGAACATTAAATTTTTCGGACTTGGGGGCGGCAATAGCTGATGCCGGCGGCAATTTGGACAACACGTTTGAGGGAATGCAGGATCCGATCGACAAGTTTAACGTGATGATGAATAAAGCGAAGGTCGTTGGCTCTGAACTCGGCGGAACATTGATGGAGTTATTACTGCCTATTTTAGAAAAACTGTCAAATTTTTTGATGGATTTAAAAAATGCATGGGAATCTCTTGATCCGGGAATGCAGAAGGTCATTATCACGATTGCATTGATCATTGCGGCGGTAGGACCGTTATTAGTGATTGTTGGCAATGCGATTGTCTTGTTTGGAAAAGTTATCGCAGTTCTTGGTGCGGTTGCAAGCCCGGTCGGAATCGTCATTGCAGCGATTGCGGCATTGATTGCAATCGGAGTCGCTCTTGCGGCGAATTGGGACACGATATGCAACGTCACCGGGGACATATGGGGTAAGATCAGCGGTGCTGTGACCGATGCCCGCAATGCGATTGGAAATGCATGGAGCGGTGTCGTTGATTGGTTCGGAGATAAATGGAGTGGTATAAAAAATGGTGCTTCTGATATTTGGAGTGGAATTGTCGGCATCTTCACGGGTGCAGTCGATACAATCAAAGGATTGTTTAACTTTGAATTCAGATGGCCGCATATACCATTGCCACATTTTTCAATCAGTGGAAGCCTTAACCCTCTTGATTGGTTAAAAGGTGGCTTGCCTAAGATAGACGTAAATTGGTACGCAAAAGCAATGCAGCAGCCGTTACTTTTAAGTGGTGCAACGATTTTCGGCAGCATGGGCGATAAACTGCTCGGTGGTGGCGAAGCCGGCAGGGAAGTTGTATTGTCCGAAGCGAAGCTGAAGGAATTAGCCGGTGGTGGACAAGTTACGAATTACATCACTATTCAGACATTGCCGGGACAAGATAATAACGCAATCGCAAATATGGTGATTGAAAAGATCAGAAAGGAGATGCAACGAGGGCGATGAGGCAAATGATCATTTATAACGGCAGATCCAACCGTAATTTTGGTGCGGTTGTGTCGAGCAAAGAAGAATACAATGCACCTGCTCCGCGTATCTCCGATTTTACGGTGCCGGGGAAAAGCGGGAAACTGCACTATGCAGACGGAACATATGAGAATTTTCAAAAGAAATACCATATCGTCGTCACAAATGGCGACCTTGCAACGAAAACGAAAGCAATCAAAGCATGGTTGCTTTCCGATTTGGGGTATCATCGTTTTGAAGATACATACGATACAGAGGTCTATAGAATGGCACGTGTGATCAATTCGATTGAGTTTTCTATATTCCGAAATATGGCAAGTTGTGATGCTGAATTCGATTTCAAGCCGGCATCATTCCTGAAATCAGGAGAAAACACCGTTGAATTTACAACATCCGGAAGTATTTTAAATCCTACAAGTTTTGCGGCAAGTCCTTTAATTAGGATATATGGAAAAGGGATTGTGCGTATCGGAAATGATGAGATTACGATCAATCGTTCCGGAAAAAAGTATATAGATATCGACACAGAAATTTCCGCTGCCTTCGAGGGTATCGAAAGCCGAAACGGGAACATCAGTCGTATCAATAAAAAGATTGTATTGATTCCCGGTGAAAATCAAATCGGATTAGGTGATGGGATAGCAAAGGTAGAAATTAAACCAAGGTGGTGGACATTATGATTATTTTATATGAAAAAAATGAAACTGTATTTAAAACTAATGGTATTGGCCAATTGATAGATTGCACGGAATGCATCGTTACTGAGGAACTAAACGGTTCTTTTTCTTTGATTTTAAAATATCCTTTAAATGCGGCACTTTATCCTGAGTTGAAGCAATCGCGTATCATTCTAACGGAACCGCGTGAAGGTGATGAACCACAGCCATTTAGAATATTGACAGTGAAAAAATTGATGGATAATGCATGCGAAGTGTATGCAGAACACATTGCATTTGATTTAAAGGGAATTCCAGTCAAGCCATTCAAGGCAACAGGTGTTTCAGCGGTTTTGGACGGTCTGAAGCGTAATTCGATGTTGGAACATGCATTTACTTTTCAGACAGATATAGTTAATGCCAAGAGCATTTATGAACAGGCGGAGCCGATGACCTTGTTGTCGCTGTTAGGAGGCGTACAAGGGAGTGTTCTCGATGTATTTGGCGGTGAATATGAATATAACGTGACGAATGTATATCTGCATGCACATCGCGGCAGAGATAATGGTGTATTGATACAATATGGCAAGAATCTGACGGGATTGGAACTTGAAGAAACAATCGAAAGCACCTATACAGGCGTTCTTGCATATTGCACAAAAGATGATATGAATATCTATGGTGATGTGCAATATGCAGAAAATCACCAAAACTATCCAAGGGAAAATATCTTTATCTTAGATAAGTCGAGCGATTATCCGGAAACACCGACAAAAGAGCAGTTGAATCAAGATGCTGCGAGTTATATTAAAGCAAATAATGTAGGCATTCCGTCCTCGAATTACTCGATTGAATTTGTGCCGCTGTGGCAGACGGAAGAATATAAAAACGTAGCAATGCTGGAGCGTGTCGGACTTGGTGATATTGTCACGGTAACATATCCGACATTGCAGATCGACGCATCTGCAAAGGTCGTCAAAACGGAATATGACTGCATTACCGGAAGATACAAAAAAATCGAAATCGGTAACGCAAAAGCAAAACTTGGCGATGTAGTCAATCAAAAGGCGGAAGAGGCCGCAGAAAAGAAGGTCAAAGGTGTACATTCTTTTTTGGAAGATGCAATCAATCATGCAACGGAATTAATCACCGGCGGTGATGGCGGAAACGTGGTGATAAATCGAAACGAAGCCGGTCAACCAAATGAAATCCTTATTATGGACGATTCTGACAAAGCAAAAGCAAAGTATGTATTGCGGATCAATATGAATGGCATTGGCTTTAGTTCGAGCGGATACAATGGGCCTTTCCGATCAGCATGGACGCTTGACGGCAAATTTGTTGCAGATTACATCGCATCCGGAACGATCAATGCAATCAAGATCATTGGTTCACAAATTACCGGCGGAACAATTAATTCTCCGGTGATATTTTTTGGCGATGAAGCAGACGGCGTGAAAGCATACTATGATCCTAATTATGGACTGCGATTCACCGGACCGAAGGGCAGATTTGTTATTGATACGGACTCTTTCATGATTTTTAAAAATGGACATCAAACAAATCCTTTGGTTCAAACGACACCGAACGGCGGATTGATCATTGGGAATGATGCCGGGAATGGATACATCATGTTCAGCGAAGACGGGGCCGTTTCGATAAAAGGAAAGCATAGAAGTGAAACTTTTTAGAAAGGAAAGTCATAATGGTCATTAGAGATTTTAATATATGCATCATTCCGAATGCATCGATCATACAGCGTGTCATCAATGTAAATCAGTATGATAAGGATGAACTATGGCGCTTTACATTATCTGATGAAAACGGCATTAAAATCGTGCCTACAGATGCATCGATCATCGGCATCAAGCCGGATAATAAAATTATTGCGATTGCCGGAACGATCGATGAAATCGGCCGCGTATGTATTACGGAAACGGAGCAGATGACAGCGGTTGTCGGAATCAGCAAGTATGAAATCACATTTGATGGTGGTACGCACGGAACATATAACTTCAATGTTTCTGTTGAAGAAAAACCTGGAGCAGATGGGATTGTTTCCGATTCTGAAATTGCAATCTTTCAGCAGGCAATTTCAAAAACCACAGCCGCCGCAAAAATAGCTACGGAACAAGCCACATTATCAAAAAAATATGCCGGAGAGGCGAAAAATACTGCTGATACATTATCGGCGGATACAACCGCGATCAAGAACGGTATCTCACAAATTTCAGAGAACATAGAAACGTTAAACTCCGATTTCGCAAAAACTAAAACAGACGTTGACACTATCAAGTCTACAATTACATTATTAGAGGCTGGAATCTTGGAGAAAATATATCCAGTTGGATCGCTCTATTTAACGGAATCATCGACGAATCCGTCTGAATTGTTTGGTTTTGGTAAATGGGTGAAAATTGAAGATAAATTTCTCATTGGCGCGAGTTCTAATACACCTCTTCGTTCAATAGGAGGTTCATTTACGCATAAACATGGGACTAATGCTTCTGTAAACGGTACACTCACAGCAGCTATAGGTGCCGTGAGTAATAATATTAATACATTAGGATATGATGCAATTGCTGAGGGACCTGTGAGCGGTTTCGCTTCAGCTACGTATATTTTCTCTGGCAATGCAACACCTGGAAGTTCCGGCACACACTGGAACCACGGTACTAAGATATATGGGGAAACGGCAGATGAAACAGTCGCGCCACCATACTATGCCGTTAACATTTGGCGGAGAACTGCATAAAAATTATCAAGAAATTAAATATTGCTATTAAGGCGACCAATGCGGCCGCCTTTTTAGATAGAAAAGAGGAAAAAGAAAATGGCATTAAAAGGAATTGACGTAGCGAGTTGGCAAAGCGGTTTAAATCTACACAATATTGATTATGATTTTGTGGTAGTAAAGGCGACAGAAGGCACAGGATATATCAACCCATGTTGTGATATGCATGTACAGCAAGCAATCGAGATGGGTAAGTTGTTTGGTGTATATCATTATGCAAATGGCGGTGACGCAATCGCAGAAAGTAATTATTTTATCCAAAACGTGCAGGGCTATTTAAAACATGGCATTCTTGTTTTGGATTTTGAAGCAGAGAGCAATGCAGCATGGAACGTAAATCCAAATGGCTGGGTAAAAACATGGTGTGATAATGTTTACAACCAAACAGGCGTTAGACCATTGGTATATATCCAAGCATCTGCACTAAATAAAGTATCTGGTATTGGTGACTATGGATTGTGGGTGGCACAATACGCTTCAACAGAGCCAACGTATTACCAAGATACACCATGGAATGAAGGCGCTTATGATTGTGCAATGCGACAATATGCAGGTGGTAATGGACGCGTATACGGCTATGATGGCGGTGTTGATTTAGATAAATTTTATGGTGACGCAGAAGCGTGGATGAAATACGCTAATCCAAGCGGTGACTATGTTGCACCTACACCAGTACAACCCACACCACAACCACAACAGGCTACTGGCACCGTATACGTAGTGCAGGCAGGAGATACATTGTCAGAAATCGCACAGAGATATGGAACGACCTATCAGCACTTGGCTGCCATCAATGGCATCGCTGATCCGAACATTATTCATGTAGGAGATCGTATTGTGATTGACGGCGTAGTGCCGGCACAATCATCTGATGAGGAATACTATACGATTCAACCGGGCGATACGCTAAGCGGCATCGCCGAACGATATGGGACATCTTATCAGTATCTTGCTTACATCAATGGTATTTCCGACCCAAACAAGATCTATGCCGGCGACACCATTAGAGTTAGATAGGAGGAAATAAAAATGGACAAATTAAGTAAAGCATTAGGAATGAGCGGGGAAGCGTTTGGAGTCATAGCCCTCATTTTTGGAACAATCACGACAGCATTAGGGGGCGGCGATCAAATGTTAATTACACTCATCTGGTTTATGGGTATCGACTACATCACAGGATTAGTTACAGCAGGTATTTTTAAGGCATCTCCAAAGTCTAAAACCGGGGCATTGGAGAGCAGGGCATCACTCAAAGGATTGTTCCGTAAGGGCGGTATCCTGTTAATGGTATTCATTTCAGTACAGTTGGATAAGGTTACAGGTATGGAGTTGATCCGTAATGCTGTAGTTACCGGTTTTATAGCAAGTGAGGGAATCTCGATCATTGAAAATCTTGGATTGATGGGATTACCTATGCCGGCAATTATTGTTAAAGCATTAGACACATTAAAACAAAAAGCCGATGCACAGTCATCGACCAAGACAAAAGAATAAGATAAGTAAATGAAAGCCTACTCTCATTGCGAGGGTAGGCTCGTTTTTTTATACAAAAAAATAAAATATTTCGTAAAAACACTTTACATAGTGCCGTCATTATGTTAATATATAAGTGTAGAAAGGAGGTAAGATGAAAAACAAAATAAAAACCGATGAGATGAAACGCCTCACACGCGATTTCCTCGTCGGTGTCCTGTCAGGAGTTATTGCTGGGCTCATTACTTGGTGGATTACCAGGTGATACCAGCCAGGGGCGAAAGCCCCTCTCCTTTATTAAATTATATTTGTTTTTCATTAAATATCAAGTATGTCTATTTATATCTTAATTGCCGTTTTAGTGGCGAGCATAGTAACGGTTTTGCTTATTAGAAATAGAAAGGGAAGATAATATGCCAAAAAGAAGTACTAAGGATTTTAATCAGAAAGAATATACTGCAAAGTGGCGAGCAGAGAATATGATGCGCGTGTCTGCTACATACAAAAATGAATTTGTTTTAGCGTTCCGTGAAGCATGTCAAAAACTTGGTGTAACTCAAGCAGACGTAATCAGAAATGCGATGAAAGAAATGATTGATAAGGCTAATAGAAAGTAAAAAAGATAAGAAAATTGTAGCAAAAGTATTCATTAAAGTATTCATGAATTTCTAAAAGCCTTTATTTAACATGATTTATTTCACTTTTTGAACTCCGTTTAAGGCGCCTATAAATCAAAAAAGGTGTTTACAGCAATAACAATCCGCACGTATAACGTGCGGTTTTTAGGCTACCCTATAAGGGCCTTT